CAACCCTCCACATTGATGGATCCGGCCATGAACGCTGCCATCCAGCAAATGATCAAGGACGCCGTTCAGGCGCTTGCAGGACCCGCTCCCATTAAGGAGCTTCCTCCCGCAACCCCTGCCGAACCAGCGGCCAAGCCCCCATTACCCAAGCGTTCGCCTGGTAGGAAGAGAGGTTCTAAGAAACCAAGGAAGGTCAAAAAGGAGGCAGCCCTCGTCAACACGATATGTTTACCTGCCAATCCGGATGCTTTTCCTAGTTATATTTTTGCCATCTACTCTGGCGGTGATGTTAATTCTGTCACCCCGAGTTCCCCCAACTTCGTCGCGAACGCGACTTACTGTTTTATCGACGGTGAGGCGCGTATCCTATCTAACAAGCACGTTTTCACTGATCTCCGTACTCGTGGCAACCCCGTTTATTTTAAAAATAAATGTGGTTCCTTTACGGTCCCAGTTGACGAGCTTGACAAGAGAGTATCTTCCAATGCTATGGATGTCGCCCTTATGTCTTTAAATGGAATCAAACTCCCCCAAGGTGTTTCGAAGCCTAAATTAGACACTCTAACTTTAGAGTCAAGGGTTAACACCCAGGTCCTGCTATACCAACATAATAGGACTCAGGCGTCTGGTCTCGCTATGTCGATGGATAGACTTGATACTCATATAAGGGCTCAAACCCCTTATAAGTGTTCCAGTGTCGATGGCACTTGTGGTGCCCCAGTTATCAATTCCATTAACCACGTTATTGGTATCCACTCCGGCACCAATAATACCTATAACTATTTCATCCCCTTGACAGCAGAGACTCTGCGTGTCACTAACGAGGATTTTCAACTAGCCCACTCTTGAAGTGGGCGAATGAAAGTGCTTCCCAAGACCCCCCCCTCAATTTCCATGACCTCATTAAAACGGGTCCCCCCCCCTTTCGGTATTACGAGCCCACCCATATGAAATTTATTGGTTATTCTCCTACCGTCAAATCTAAGTTCAACGAATCTCATATATCTGAGAAACCTTGCGAGCACTATTGTGCTTTTGAGAATTATACCGGTGACACCACCATGAAAGAACTAGCGGATTGTGCTCCCGTCATACGTGACGAGGAACACTTCCGCAAATCTTTTTATAAGTGTGATGTCCCCCCTATGCTCCCTTCCGGTGAGTATAAAGGTGTATCTCTCAATTACATATTTCAGCTCGCTCTTGAATACACCCAACAACAATTCTCCTACTTGTCTGGTACTCGAGCATCTAAGGATCTCGTTTTCAATTCTACCACATCTCCCGGTGTGCCCTTTAATAGAAAATACAAGACTAAAAGCGAGACATTGGATAACATTAACCTGTCCGATGAAATGTTGAAGTTCCACACCCCCATCTATTCCGTTAACGATAAGAACGAGTTTTTACCCGCTATTGACGTTAGCAATAAGAAACTCCGAACCACCTTCGCACCCGACGTAGTCTTTCTTGCGCATCAAAAAGTTTATTCTGATGAAGCCAACGATCGTATACATAGGCGCTGGGATTTGTTTGAGACAGACTGGTCTAGGTACGGTATGGTTAAACAGTAGTGGCTACCATAATCTTATGTTAGCTCACTCTAAGTTCGACATTCACATCACAGGGGATGGTTCTGGCTGGGATCGCGTTCTTCCTCTTCTCCCCCATGTATGGTCACTTCGTAAGAGCTACTTCGACTTTTCTTCTTTGGAGTCCACACGCGGATTTGACTATGTTGCTCAACATACTTGTTATCCTATTGTCGGCATCCCCGACGGCGTAATGTACCAACACGTTACAGGAAATCCTTCTGGTTCTAACACAACCACGACTGATAATTGTATTGCTCATGCAATTATCACGTATTATTTTCTGTTGCTCGCCGGTATACGCGCTCATGATAGGATTCTCGAGCGTGCTGAAATACACGAGAACACTATTATATCACTCTATGGAGATGATTCTTTTGATTCACTGAACTCCAAATTCTTCACCTGTTTTGGCGAAACTCCTGAAGAAACGAAAGAGGGTCTTCATAGCGTGTACGACTTAGCGTACAACTCATTCGGTGTAATAGTTAAGGCGACCCAATTCGCATATGTAACCGGGAAACCCATTGGCCTGGAGTTTCTCGGATCTACATCCATCTATGCGAACGGTTACTATTACCCTCGCCCTCGCCTCGGCAAAATGTGCACCTCCATTACGCAAGCCATGTCTCATAAGACTCATGTCCAATTAGTTTCGACTATTTGTTCTCTTTATGATCTCGTGGCACCTATCCCCGACTCCGATTGCCAAAGAGTCGCTGCGTCTTTGGAGCGTTTTGCTTCCTTTGCCCTCAATCAACGCCTTACGGATGGCGTTACCCTATCTGACATCTCTCGACTTACCATCGTTGCATCTCGCGATCGACGACCTAGCCTGTCCCTTCTTACGGGCTATGAGGTGTCACACTGAGACTCTGCTCGTTTCCAAGCGAGCGGCTGGTGGAGGTTTTAAAACGATACTTTTAGATGCTAACACGTGAGCAATTCTTTGCTAATCACTCTCGTAAATATAAGA